AGACATTTGTGAATACCATTGCCAAGTCTCTTTCTCAAAGGAAGGGCGTGGTAAGTTGTGGTGCTGCAAGTAAGCAAGCATATGCCGAGTTTCTTGAAATCGATGCAGGTGGTACACAAGCAATTCCAACAGGATTGGAAAAGTTAGATGCTATTCTTGGTGGTGGATTCAAGAAGGGTAGCTTGTATGTCCTTGCAGCACGTCCAGGAGTAGGAAAGTCTGCATTAGCCATACAAATGACCTATGAGACTGCCAAGCGTGGTCTAAGGGCAAGCTATGCAAGCCTTGAGATGACTGCAAGTGAGTGCAGTGCGCGTTTACTTTCCAATGTCAGTGGAGTACGAAAGCCAACAGGCAAGGGATTACTCAATGCCGGGCATAAGCAAAAGCTAGAGAAGCAAGTGCAAGCCATGCAATCATGGCCAATCACTTTCAAGGATGATAACCAAGCTACCATGCAAAGTATTGAATCTTTCATTGCCAAGCAAAGATTGGAAGGTGAGCTTGGTTTAATCGTGGTCGATTACTTGCAGCTACTAAGCGTGCCAGGCGTTGAGAGCAGAGTACAGGAAATCTCGCATGTTTCTCGGACGCTAAAGAAAATAGCAATGGAGTATGATACATCTGTGCTTGCCCTTTCTCAGCTTAACAGAGCGTTAGAGTCACAGAATAGAAACCCCATGCTATCCGACTTGCGTGAGTCTGGAAGCATCGAGCAGGATGCAGACTGCGTGCTTCTCCTACATCGTGAAACAGAAGTAGATCCAATTAGTGATGACATCATTTGCAATGTAGCTAAGAACAGAAATGGTGAGTTGCGTGCCGCCAAGCTAACCTTTACCAAACCAACAGGTCGTTTCTCGACCCGTGTAGATGCAAGATTGCATGATAAGAAACCATTTTAGACTACAAGTGACTTACATTGTCACTCATAGTATGCCATTGCTTTAGCCTGGAGATACCTTACAGGCGTTTTGATTGAAAAAGAAGGTGTATACCCATGTCAGGGTATCAAAACGATTTTTAGAGGGGTATAGGGAAAAGATTAAGTTTCTTTAGCTTTCTTAATAGCAAGGTCAACAATCTCCATTGCATTATCATCAGTAAATCCATACTCACTTGAAAACTCAACAGAACTTGAGACTATGCAATCCTTTGTGCCATACTTGGCAATACTCTTTGCAAGTTCTCCAGCCTTGTTGGATCGCTTTACGATCTTTTTACTTGCGTGGAGTACAATCTTGCCATCTTCTGCGGATATAAAGTCGATCATCAGGTTTCTCCTTCACTAGACTCAAAGTTTGGATCTAACCTTGGATCTGTTTCATAGATTACTTTACGCTGCATCTCTTGCAATTCCTGCAAGGTAACTTCTTTACCTGCTTTCTTTAGAGCAGCTTGCAATTCTTCAAGATCATCTTTGCCTGGGTTGTCCCATGGAAATGCATTCATGCTGGTACACCATCCTTCCATGCAACGAAAGTGCCATGCTTAGAATCGCAATCTATCTCTTTGCCATTCTCCTCAAACAAACTAACACCAAGTTTGCAGTTGTTCCATCCAAATTCAAGCGCTAGGTAATGCGAGATTGCACAAATTGCAACCGATTGAGTTAAACCATATTTGTCATGCCCGTTGAAAGTACCTTCAATAGTATCTCCAGATGTTTCTGTAATAGTAAATTCTAGTTCTAGTTTCATTGTATATTTTTAGTTAGTATTCTTGTTAAATTTCCTCGCCCACCATGCAAGCACTTTCGGCACAAACTTGAGCGCTATGAAGAGCGCCATGCCCATTGCGAGCTTTGGGAGCAGTGAGTTGTCTTGTTTGCTCATAGGTTTGCGTGTCTCTCTTTCTTTAAGCCACGTACAACTATGGCATCTGAAGGTACAGAATCAAAGTCAGGATAATCCCATCTCATTGTCTTACCTGTACTCAATCGCACTAAATTTACTTTTAACTTTCTCATGCCATCAAGAAAAACAGATTTACCTTTTATGCTCACTGACTTTGGGTAATGATAAATAAGTTGCGGTCTTGGTTTCTCTCTTGCTTTACTACTCCAACCACCTGCACCAAATCGATTGTTTTTACCTTGTGGGAACTCTAGGTAAACTGCTAAGAAATTACCACGCAGTTTCTCCTCATTGTTGTCTTGCTTACTCATGCTGTTTCTCCTTCCACCTTGGCGAGTATTGCACGCACTTTCTCGTATTCATCATCGAATCCATAGCCCTTGGACATTTCTAGCGTATCCAATAGCTCAGATAGAACTTCATGCATGTCCGGCGCTGCTGCAATTAGGCGTGCATCTTCATCACTTGAACTTATGAATTGTGCAATGACTAGATTTGTATCTTTCTCTTGCAAGTTAAGGTAATCTCTTTCTTGCACCAATTCCCATGGCCCAGGTGTGTGTGTTTCTTGTTTCTCGCTCATAATTATATCCTTGTTTGTAATTCTAATTTAAGTTGTTTCTCTTTGCGTGCTGCATGCATGCATGCCCTCGTTTCACGAGGCCTTGCAACACGCTCAGCACGCTCCCTTTGCTCTCGTTGTTTCCTCGCTTTCTCGCCTATCGCAATCAAGCGAGACACGGCGATTGGAAAGAGTTGTTTTGCGTGTTTCATAGCTCGCCTTTCTCGTTAGTACATTTTACACATGGTTCAGTCTCATTTAACTGCTCCAACATATATTCATATGCAATTTCATCATTCACCTCTTTGAGAATAACCTTTGCCCGCATGGCCCATGCAGTAGGGTGACATTCTTTCTCCAAATATGCAGGTTTTTCGCGTGTTTCCTCAATAATCGCATCGATCAAACTTATAGCAGAATTAATTTTTATAGTTTTATTGTTCATTTTTTACCTTTTTAGTAATTGCTTTCTTGGCTTTATCTTTAAACCACTGATCAAAATCTGTTTTACTAAAAATATCCGAATCCAATTTTATTGATTCCGAGCAAATTAATTCTGAATATATGTCTAAATAATCTAGATAATAATCATACGGGCCTTCTCCCAAAATTTTTATCAATTGTTCATCAAACACAATAGCTGCATCCCGTAGCCATAGCCAAACATTGGAAAACCCGCAAAAATACTCTTCAAATTTATCTTCAAATTGAATTGCGTGTTTTTGATTGCTATAATGATAATCTGCTATTGCAGCAATAGTTTGCCCAGTTTCAATTCTAATATATTTCATGCTAGTTTCTCCTTTGCTTTCATATTATCAATGCCACGTGCAACTGTAGTTTCATTTACATCGCTTTCTGTGATGGTTTGACCGCAAAACTCATGCGTTGCCACGTAAGTAGTTTTAACTAAGTCACCATCGTTGTTATATGTTTTATGTATGTCTATAATGGTGCATACATATGTATTCTTTCTTATTGGCATGTATTGCGTGCCAATAGGATATTTTCCTATGCAAAATGTATTCATGCTAGTTTCTCCTTTTTGCTTTAAGTGTTTGTATTGCGATCCAAGCGCCAATGATGGCGTATGGTGCTAAGATGATAATTGCGATTTGATAGTGCATGGTAGTAATTTTTGAGTGTTAAAGTTCGTTGATCAGATCAAAGAGTGTTTCCATGCAATCGTGTTGACCCATGTCATTTAAGTTATCGAGAAACATGCCTATTGCATTTTCTTTTGCCTCTTCTTCTAATGATGGTGTAGGCGTGACTTTTTCTGCTTCTTCCATCACGTATTCCAATGATGATTCAAAGTAGACTCTTAAAGTTTCAAGACCTTTAAAATCTTCTAGAGACATTTGTTCTAATTTTTCTGTGTTCATAGTAGTAATTTTTGAGTTAATAAAACCAAGCAAAAGCGCTTGATATAAAAGACAATAAAATACATTAATTGTATTTGCAAGCACAAAAGCAATAATTGTAGTTTAGCATGAATCCCCCATGCATACACGCCTACATGCCACCAAGTGCCGTTCCACGGCATAGGGTGGAAAGCAAACAAGCAAAATACTTTCATGCAAACTTGCCAATTGGATCACATGTAAACTTGTAGCAAGTGGTATCAAATCTTGGTGCGAGGGAAGTATCAAATGTATGGATGCCTTAATGCAAGTGACTTGCAATAAAAAGCATTTCTGCGAGGGGCAAGAAAAAATAAGTAAGCGTTATATATATCTAAACTAACTACATAAATAATCCGGCAAGGTAATTACATGATTGCAATCCTAGACAATTGCTTGCCATTCTTGCGAACTATCCAAGTCAAACCAAGCAATCCCACTATTCATGCATGGCGTGCACTTTCTAAAAGTGAAGACTCACCCAAAAAACGCTATAAATACAACGCACGTCGCACGCACCTGGGGGGGCGGGGGTGCGCCTGCGCGCCTGCGTTCTTTCTATATTATTATCACCCCCCACATAACTTTTTTTGCAATATTGCCCCCTTCATGGGGCGTTGCTTGCGCATGGTTATTATGGGGTGCAA